TTCCCTGAACCGGCGATCGTCGTTGCAGTACTCCATCAGCACGCCCCCAGGCCTGCCGATCTCTTCCCAGTACCGGGACTTCAGCACCTCGACCAACGAGGTGTCCTGATCGACCTTGTGGACGACGATGCCCACGTCGGTCTTGTTGGCGAAGTTGGCTGACCCGGCGATGTCGTACAGCGTGGGCTTTTGGTACTCGCCGTTGATACGCTGCATCTTCGTCGGGTGCGCCACTAGGATGACGTGAACCTGGAAGCGCTTGGCGAACCGCTTCAGCTGGCGCAGAGCGCGGGATGTGTAGTCGGTCTCCGTCTCGCGCGATCCTCTGGACTGCACGATCTCGTTCCAGGGATCCAGACAGATGATCTTCGCCTCGTAGCGCACCACTGCGGCCTCCATGCAATCCAGCAGCCACTCAAGATCTGCGTCCACCTCCTCGTCCGGGATGATGAAGACGTGCCGATCGTCAATCCACTCGTCAGCCTGACTGATCTCCATGGGCGTCTGGTTGCGCGGGAGCGCTTTCAGATACCACGATCTCAGGGCCCTCCGGTGATCGCGCTGCGGCAGCTGCTCAAACGACGCCCACGCCACCCGGACCTTGTATCGTTCCGCAACCCGGCAGCACACGTCGTTCAGCCAAGTAGACTTCCCCGACCCCGGCGTGCCGGTGATCACAGCCAGATCTCCGCAGCGCATACGGTAATTGTCGCCTAACAGATTGAACCCGATTTCGAACGTCTCAGGGTTCGATATGGGCGGCAGATCGCCCATTAGGGCCACGCCCCGCATCGCGATCCATTCAGAGCCCTGCAGCGTCTTCTGCACGCCCTTGACGCCATACTCGACCAGAACCTCGTTCAAATCCTTGCAGCGCTCTCTCTCGAGCTCCAGCCGGCGGGTCTTGGGATAATGAACGAACTTGCACCGGGCGCGGCCCAGCTGGCTGGCGAGCTCCTGAAGCAGCTTTGCCCCGGCATCATCCCCATCCACCGCCAGGATGATCTCAGAGACCCTGGAGAGCGTCAGGAACGGCCCCAGAGCCCTCAACCAGTCATAGGCCTTGGCTTCCCCCAGTTCGGCCTCAGAGCGCTCTGTAGAGGCTCCAGCGCAGCCATTGGGAACCGAGATCACCCGCTGGTATCCAGCCTCGATTACCGACTCGCAGTCGATTTCCCCCTCGGTGATGATCAAAGGCCTGCCGATCAGTTTGTCGTCGCGCAGGCAGTCGGCATTGTAGGCCACCGGCCCGTTGTCCCAAGACGCGTGCCACTTGCGTTCGGGGTGGCTGAACCAGCGGAACTTCGTGCCTACCGTCTTGCCCTGCTGGACAAACGGGATCTGCAGCGCCTCACCACCAGCGAGGCTTGAAACGGACCACTTCTGGCTCAGCCGCTCCACGTCCAGCCCGCGGGCCTCGATTGTTTCCCAGATTTCCATCCCAGAATGCTCCCTGCCACCCACAGTGATGGCACTTGAAGACCACCTTGCCTGTCTCGCACTTCACGCTGAGACACGGCGCCCGCTTGTGCTTTCTCGCCTCAGAGCACCTCGGACAGGTGGTGTATTGATCCGTTGCACGGTCGCTCCGTATCCGGATCCCGATCGCGCGAGCTTGTTGGACGGCGTCCATGTCCACCCCTCGGGGCTTATCGTTAATATTTGGTAATCGCGACCTCGACGCGCGGATTGTCGCAGTACCGCTTCGTGCACGTCAGGGTCACGACCTGTGTGTCGTCCGCGAAGCAAATGCCTTTGCTGCATCCATCCATCACCGACTTGGCCACGTTATCGATGTCGGGCTTCTTGTTTGCTGGGGCTATGAACCCCTCGCGCATCAGAAGCGCATTGCTCTTCGAGGTCGCCTTGGGGATCGCATAATATGCGCGGATCCGCACCTCGACGGGGCCCTCAATCGCTGGCCTTCCGCGCATCGCCAGGGTCGCCTGCAAGGAGATCAGACCCTCATACGCCACGGTCTTGGGGTCCGTGTGCATCCTGATGAACCCATGCCGGGTTGATGCACGGGGTCGGCCCTTCCCTCGAGGGTCGCCTGGGATGGTGAACAGTACGACCATCTCTTCACTCATCTGCTTCCCCGTAAATCGTGCCGAACCGGCCCTGTTTGGGCTTGGCTACTTTCTTGCGGTACCGATAAAATACCACCTTCTCCAGACCCATTGCTTGCAGAATGTTCTTCGCAGGCGGGCGTTCTCCATACAAAAAACGCCGGATATTTGTTTCGTTGACGCCGATCTTCCTGGCATAGGTAGGAATATCTTTCACGCGCTCGATACGCTTTATCAACAGGTGTTTGACTCGCTCTTCGTCCAAGGCCGATCCTCCTTGGCCCGAACTTACGTGTGTTTGGAGAAATGACAAGGCCGCCGATCACGCTTGACCGCGCATCAAATCACTGTACCTTGAGCATGACCTCACAGGAGGCAAGGAGACAGACATGATAGCCAGCCGCGCAGACATGCACGCGGAACGCCAGTTAGGGAAAGTGCTGGACGAGGTCCACCACTTGATCAACACGCCGCAGCCCGAGCACGGGCACGACTTCGTAGCGCTGATGGGCGCGATCCGCGATTACGTCCAAGCCGAAGTCAAACACACAATTGGAGATCTCTGCTCATGAGCGAGTTCGTCAACGACACCGTGGTCCCGATCGTCGGGATCCTCATTCTCGCCAGCATTGGCGTGAGCTCCATCTCGGCATCGATCGCGTTCGCGTGGATCATGCTCAAAATCGCACTGAGGAAAAAATGATCATCTGGGACGGAACCAAGATCGACACGGCGGGGATGTATGAGGGCATCCCCATGCCGAACTACCATGGGAACCTGTGCGTCGGGCCCAGCCTGTCGTCAGGGGGCATGCGGACCATGTGGGAGAAGAGCCCAGCCCATTACTACGCGGGCAGCTATCTGAACCCCAACCGCGTCTCCAACGACAACCCGGCGTTCGCTTTCGGGAGGGCAGCGCACAAGCTGCTGATCGAGGGCCTCGACGGGTTCGAAAGCGAGTATGCGATCCGACCCGACGAGTATCCGGATTTCAGGTCCAAAGCGGCCCAGCAGTGGCGCGCGGACCAGATTGAGCGGGGCCTGACGGTGTTAACCCCTGAGGACATCTTCCACATCAGAGGCATGGCCCAATCGCTGGGAGCGCATCCCATGATCAAGGCCGGCCTTCTGGACGGCATGATCGAGCGCAGCTTGATCTGGAAGGATGAAAACAGCGGCATCTGGATCAAGGCCAGACCTGACGTGATCCCCGGGGACTGTACGGACATCGCGGATCTCAAGAGCACGGGATCTGTCGATGACGACAGCATCCAGAAGAGCATCACGTCCTTTGGCTATCACGTACAGGCCGCTGTGGCGTGTGCGGGGGTCAAAGCGGTCATGAACATCGACGTGGAATCGTTCACGTTGGTGTTCGCTGAGAAGCTTCCGCCCTATGCAGTTCGGGTGGTCACCATACCAGCCGAGGACATCGCCCGCGGCGCGAGCCAGATGCGGTGGGCCATCCGGGAATTCGCCAAGTGTGTGAAGACCGGCGTGTGGCCGGGGCCTGGGAACGGCGCCGAGGATGCGGAGTTCATGGGCATGAGCCAATGGGCCAGAGACAAGATCGATCGCCGGCTTGGGATTCTCCTGCCGGCGCAGGAACTGGAGGCCTACGAGGCCACCTACAGCTGGGAGATTGAAGAATGAGCGAGAACCTTCCCGCCAATGTGGCGCACTACCGCCACTCCACCGACGCGGCCTCGATCTGCAAAGGTATTGTTGTGGCCAGTGCCATGACCATCCAGAACCGCCGGTACGTACAGGTCGAGGGCTGGCAAGCCATCGCGGTCGCTCATGGTTGCACGGCTTCGGCCTGCAACGTGGAGCGGGTCGAGGGCGGCTACCGGGCGATCGGCCAGATCCGCCGCATGGCTGATGGCATCGTCATTGCCGAAGCAGAAGGCTTCGTTGGTGAGGACGAGCCTACGTGGTTCGGGGGCGAGGTCACGACCAAGTGGGGCACCAAGCAGCTGCCCAAGCGGTCGGACTACGCCATCCGCGCCATGGCCCAGACGCGGGCCATCAGCCGCGCCTGCCGATCGGCGTTCGCGCATGTCATCGTCATGATGAACGCGGGGCTCGAGACCACGCCGGCTGAAGAGATGATGCAGCAAGCGTTCGATCCTCCCCAGGAGCCCACCAACAAGACGCTGACCAAGCGCCTGACCGACAACCCCAAGGGCCAAGAAGGCTTCAACAAAGTCACCGGGGAGATCATCGACGTGGCGCCGGAACAGGCCTCACAGGAGATCCCTGAGGGCGATGAGCCTCATTGGCTGATCGGCTGGGCTGACACGGCCCAGGCGCATCTGGCCAACCTGATGACCAAGGGTGACGTGAAGTCGTTCTGGGCCCAGCCCGACGTGATCGATCGCACCGAAGAGCTCAAGCGCATCGATCTGAACCGTGCCAAGCTGCTGCACTTCGCGGTCACCAAGCGCCTGAAGGAGGTTCCTGATGAATAAGGAAACCAAGGACAAGATGCCCGACGAGTGGGAGCGCGCGTACGCGGAGGCTTATCCCGATCGCGTGCCCCCGTATGTACAGAAGGCCGTCAGAAAGAAGAGGCAACCCAAATGACCGAAGACTGGAGCGAGCTTGGCCATCATGGCCCGAAAGACAGAGACCGCGCCCCGCCTGTGGAGGCCTGTCCGATCTACGGAATGCCCTGTGAATACGTCCCCAAGGCCGAAGAGGCCATGCGGCTGAAAACTGAGAACGCAGAACTACGCCGCGCTCTGGAAGGCATTCAGAAGGTTCAGCAAGACATGGGGCCAGAGGTCATGGACCTCTACGCGGGCCATCTGGTCATAGGTGAGATATGCGGTGCCTCCCTTGGAGGTGAGCCGCGAGCATTGCAGACACAATCAGAAGGGAACATTCCAATGAACTTTGACAACATTAAAAACGAGCCGACTTGCACCTCAACAGCACACGACCCCATTCCCGTTATTGTCTGCACGGACAAGCGCGGTGTGGTGTTTGGATACACGACCGACACCAATGCTCGCCCTATCGTCCTGACTGCGGCCCGCATGTGTCTATACTGGTCGGCAGATGTGGGCGGTGTCTTCGGGCTGGCTGACGTCGGGCCGACGAAGGACTGCAAAATCTCTGCCGTTGTTCCGTCGATCACGCTGGAGGGCGTGACTGCCATCATGTCAGTTGACGACAAGGCCGTGGAGGCTTGGGCCTCTGCAAAAACGCAGGGGCGCTGATATGGCTGAGATGATTTTTGGTGCACAGCCATCCGGCGACGGCTCCGGCTACGGCTACGGCGACTACGGCTCCGGTTTCGGCTCGGGCGACGGCGACGGCTTCGGCTTCGGCTACACCTTTGGCGACGGCTCGGGCTGCGCCTACGGCTACGGCGGCGGCTTCGGCGACGGCGAAGGAGAGGATGTCAGCACATGACTCGCACCCCCGACATCGCCCCTAGCCAGAGCGCAGACCTGATAGCTGAGGCTGAGGAACGACTGCGGATCGCAATCGACGCACAGAAGCGGATGGACGGCGGCGAGTATGACAACGGCATCATGGCCGTGATCCG